TCATTAGCCAAGTTCGCGCTGATATTAAGCTCGATCCATACTCGAAAGCTCCAGTGCGTCAAACAACTGCTACTGGTGGCAATGCCCTGCTTCACTTTGCGAATTTCATTCTCGAATTTGAGCCAAGATATAAAGGAGATTTAATTCGTAAAAATCCATCAGACAAGCCAATTGATCCTGTGACAAATCCAATCATTGGTCACTTTGCGAAAGTAACAGTCAAGAAATCTCCAAACGAGAAGACGAATCTTACAATTGCTTATCCAATCAAATACGGTCGCACCAATGGTAACTCTGTGTGGATTGAAAAAGAGATTGTTGATCTTCTTTTGTTGTGGGAATTCCTTACTAAAGGTGGTGCTTGGTATACAGCTACCGAAGAGTTTGAAGAACTGCTTGCTGAAAACTCGCTTCCTGCGTTTGGCAAAGTTCAAGGACTCGACGCTGTATTCAATAAGATTGAACAAGACCACCAACTCAGCAAATTCCTCATTGGATATTTCAAGAAAGCAATTTGCAATGAAGTTTAAAACAATCAATGGCTCTGTTGCAGAGCTAAAAAATGCCAAGAGGTATTTAATCAAATGGAGAGGTAAGAGTCGCAGCAAGTTTCAGCTCTCAGTAAAACAATTTCTTTTTCCTTATTGGAAGAATGACATTGTCTTCGAAGAGTTCAAACTTGTCGGCACTCGCCTTTCTTTTGATTTCTACAATGCCAACAAAAAAATTGCCGTCGAAGTTCAGGGTGGTCAACACACAAAATATGTTGAGTTCTTTCACGGCAATCGTTTCCAATATCTCCAGCAATTAAAAAGAGATGAAAAGAAATTACAATTCTGCGAAGTCAACGGAATCACCCTCGTGGAGATTTATCCAAAAGACGAAATTAGCGAAGAGCTTTTTTCTTCATTTGGCGTAACTTTGTGATTGACAACCCCAAAAAACATATTACTCTCATCCCAGATGATCTACAACTTAGAACTAGAAAAACAACTCCTAGCAGCGCTAATCAAAGAACCTGAAAGCTACTGCGAGATTTCAAACTTCATTAGCCACAAAGACTTTTACAGTGAAGACTCTGGGCTTCATAGCTCAATCTTTACAGTAATCAAACAAGCTATTGATGCTGGCGATCAGATTGATGAAGTCATTGTCGCGCAAAGAGTGTCATCGCTTGGGTTATCTTTCGAAGATAGACTCAATCCTGCTGATTATATTCGCTCGCTTGCCATGCGTAAAGTTCCGCAGGGTAATCTAATCAAGACAGCAAAAGAACTGAAGAAATTCACAATTCGTAGAGAACTTTATGAGTCTGCGCAAGAGATTGCTCGCAAGATGAAGTCTATCGCTCCAGAGTCGAGCTATAGTCAAATCATCGGCGCAGCAGATGACTCTTACAATTCTCGTATTAATCTTTACGAGATTGGCAACGATACTCCAGAAAACATCTACGATGAAATGGAGGCATTGATCGAAGAGAGAGGCAACAACCCAATCACCGAATTTGGCATGATGGGTCCTCATGAAAAAATCAATGAAATCTATGGATCGTTGCTACGACCTGGGAATATCACGGTTATTGTTGCTCGATCAGGCGTAGGCAAAACTCAGTGGTGCATGGACTACTCTACAAAAGTGTCGATGAAATACGATGTGCCTGTGCTTCACTTTGACAATGGCGAGATGAGTAAAGAAGAACTTATCATGCGTCAATGCGCGGCAATCTCTGGCGTTCCAATGCACTTGCTAGAAACAGGTAACTGGAGAAAAGCTGGACCAGATGTAGTTGCTAAAGTTCGTGCGACTTGGCCAAAAGTAAAGAATTTAAAATTCTTTTATTACAATGTCGGTGGCATGGATGTTGACTCAATGCTTAAAGTTCTCAAGCGATTCTATTATGGAAAAGTCGGTCGCGGAAACAAAATGATCTTTTCTTTCGACTATATCAAAACAACATCAGAATCTGGTGGCGGCAAGAATGAATGGCAAGTTGTCGGTGAGATGGTGGACAAGTTCAAGAAATGCATTCAGAAAGAAATCCTTCATGAAGGCGAACCAATCATTCCAATGATCACTTCCGTGCAATCCAATAGAAGCGGTATCACAAACAACCGTCAATCAGCAAACATTATTGATGACGAAAGTATTGTTTCGCTATCTGACCGCATTACTCAATTCTGCTCGCACATGTTTATTCTTCGTAATAAGACCGCAGATGAAATTGAAACAGAGGGTCGCAACTTCGGCACTCACAAAATTATCAACGTGAAAGCTCGACACCTTGGCAAAGATATTGCAGGTGCTGTTGAACCAGTTCGCATTGGCGATAACTTACGCAAGAATTTCATCAACCTTGAATTTCACAATTTCTGCATTACTGAAAAGGGAGACCTCCGCGATATTGCTAGAGTAATGGAAGGTGGCGCAGACTTAGAAGACAATGAATCAGACGACATCCCAGACTTCAATTGATCCTGTTCATATCAAGCCTACCCTTGAAAAAATAGGGTATCGCTTGATTGACTGTGGAAATCATTGGCGCACAAAAGCCTTATATCGAGGCGGCGACAATGAGACAGCAATCTGTGTTTACAAAAATACAGGTGTATGGACTGACTTCGCTCAAGGTAATCAAAAGTTTCCATTTGAGAGGCTAATCAAATTAACTTGTGGCTCTGATCAACAAGCTATTAAAAAAATCTTATCTTCTATCAACAAGTCTGAAGAATACGTATATACTGAAAAACAAACAATCGAAATGGACCAAATCTACCCTGAATCAATGCTGAACAATCTGTTCCCAAACTTTTCTTTTTACAAGAAGAAAGGATTGTCAGATGATACTCTCAACTTTTACAAAACTGGGCTTGCTCAATCTGGCAAGATGTATCGACGCATGGTATTCCCAATCTACAATGAACACAGTCAAATCATTGGTTTCAGCGGAAGAAAAATCGACTCAGACAATGATAAAATCCCTAAGTGGAAACATCTTGGCAAGAGAAAGAATTGGATCTATCCAGCATACATTCCTGCCGAAGAAACTGTTGATTCTATCATCCGCAAGACTGGTGAAGTTGTAATCGTAGAAAGCATTGGTGATAGCATGGCGCTATTTGAAGCTGGCGTTAAAAATACACTTGTATCTTTTGGATTAGGATGTCAATCAATTATGCTATCGTATCTCAGCTCATTTCCTGTGAAGAGAATTGTGATCGCTGGCAACAACGATCTTGAAGGCGAGAATCATGGCTACCTTGGATGCGTAAAGACGCTGCTTAATCTTTTGCCTTATTTCGATTTCAATTGTATCGAAATTAATCTGCCGCCAGAATCTCACAATGACTTCTCTGACGCATTTACTTCTGGAGTTGATCTAAAAAAATGGTATAATACTCCTGTAGACCGTTCTCAATTCATCAAGGAATTGATTACTTTTGTAGCCGCAAATAAGCAGAAATTTAAAGAAAAAGACCTGTCTATGCTTAGAAAAGTATTAAAATCCTCATGAGTGAACCTAAGAATTCGTTATCCGCTAGCCGCATTAAAACTCTCCAGTCTTGTAGCTGGATGTATTACGCGAAGTATGTCATTGGCATACCAGATAAATCAAATGATGGCGCAAATCGCGGTACTATTTGTCACTTAATTTTCGAAGTTCTTGGTGAACCACGTAGAAAAAAAATCTACGATAAAATCATTAAAAAACAAGACGTTTTTGCGGTTAAGTCGATTGAGAGATTGATACTCAAACACGCCAAGCGTCTTGAAGTAAGCGATGATGACAATATTGAGTTGATTAAAAAAATGACACTCAACGGACTGATGTATGATTTCTTTGGTCTGACTACTGGCAAACCTAGTCTCGCTGTATCAGAGCAAGACTTTGACATTGTCGTCAATGACGGCAAATTTAAATACAAAATCAAAGGATTCATTGACAAGTTATTTCTCTACAAGAAACAAAAGTTTGCGCTTATTCGAGATTTTAAAACTAGCCGCGAAACCTTTAAAGGCAAAGAAGTCAAAGATAATTTGCAAGACTATATGTACAGTCTTGCAGTCAAACATTTATTTCCAGAGTATTCTAATCGTTCGAGCGAGTTCTTATTTTTGAAGTTTGATTTGGACGATTCAAAAAACTCTGGAGTCATCAGGATGGCTCCAATTACTGATGATGACTTAGAGGGCTTTGAGTATCAGCTCACGGCAATTCAAGAATACCTTGATAATTTTT